CGAGCTGGCCACTGGCACCAACTGGGATCTGGTTGCGAACAGCATCAAGGCCTCGGCTGGCGTTATCACCATCGGTGACGCTACCAAGTAATCGAAATCGAGACGGCGGCCTTCGGGTCGCCTGATCCACCTGCCAGGAGTCCACCATGGACGAGAAAGTCGTTTACGAGAAGCATCCGGTCACCGCTGAGCGCAAGTCTGAACTGCGCCAGAAGGGCTACAAGATCATCGACGCCAAGTTCGCGCCGGATGACTACAAGCATCCCGAGCCGATCAAGACTGCGAAGTCCGGCGGTGCAGGCCAGAAGGCCGAACAGGAATAACCCATGACCGACTTCATCACTGTTGCAGACGTTGACGCATTGCTGGGGTCGGACTGGGCGGGTGCCGGTGATCCGGTTCTGTCTGTGATGCAGGTCAACGCCTGGCTGACCAGCAAGATAAAGCGTCCTGTTCCCGCCGAAGTACCGGCCGAGATCAAGCAGGCCGGCGCCCAGGTTGCAAAGATCGCCTCGACGGGCGCGCTGTACAAGGCCGTCGAGCGCGAGACGATCAGCGAGACGGTATCGGCCACCTCTGGCACGTCCGTCAGCGAGACCTATGTTCAGGGCTCTGTCGCGCTGTCCTCTGGGGAGAGCTTCGCCCTGGCGCTGATCTATCCCTGGACCACTGGCACCAATTCCATTCCGATGGTGAGGGGCTGAGCATGGGCCTACAGGACAAGCTTCAGACCAAGCTGGCCAAGGCCTTCGACGGGAAGCTGGCCGATGCCGTGTCGGCATTCACTGGCTCGTATCAGGGGCCAGGCGTCTACGACCCGGTCGAGGAAACGACTACATCCGTCCCGGTGACCTACACCGGTCGCGGCGTGCTGGCTGAGTACGAAACCAAGCGCATCGACAACATCAACATCCTGTCGGGTGACCTGAAGCTGATCGCGCTGACCAATGAGGTTACTGAGCGGCCAGCCGAGGGTCACACGATCACGGCGCCGGACCTGGCTGACCGGACCAAGAGCGTCAGTTACGTGGTCAAGGGCGTGCAGGTTGATCCGGCGTCAGCTACCTACCAGATACAACTGAGGGCTCCGTAAATGAACGCCAAGGCCGGATGGAGTCACAGCTTGCGCGACTTCGCCGACCAGATCGACGAGGACGTGACGCAGCATGTCCAGTCAATCGCCTTGGCGATGCTGAGCGAGGTAATCCAGAGATCACCGGTAGGTAACCCGGATTTATGGAAGGCCAACACCGAGCTGCGGACGAAGAACACATCCCTGGCTGATGCCTACGACGCCAACGTCGACACCCGCAACGCGACCAACACCGGCAAGAAGAAATTCAAGAAGCTGACCCAGCGTGAGCGCAAAGAGAACTTCTTTGTCGATGCGAAGGCGGCAGGGCAGGGCTATGTAGGCGGTCGCTTCCGCGGCAGTCACACCGTGTCCATCGGCTCCCCTGACTTCACCGTGACGGAAAACATCGACCCATCAGGCAGCGAAACCCTGTCCAGGGGCTCAATGCTGATTAAGGCATCAGGAAACTACCCGGTGATCTACATCCAGACGAATTTGCCGTATGCGGAAATGCTCGAACTCGGGCATTCAACCCAGGCCCCGGGCGGCGTCTATGACCTGGCATTCATCGGCGTGAGCGAGGTCTACAAGTGACATACGAAGACATCCGCAAGCTGATCACGGCGCGCATGGTCGCCTTTGCCGGCCTGCCTCAAGCCAGCATCGACTACCCGAACACTCAGACCTTCACGCCGCCAGCTACCGGCCTCTGGTGCCGCCTGAACATTCAGCACGCAACGGCCTTCATGGCTGGCATGGCTGACCAGCCGTACACCCGCAAGCCTGGACAGATCAGCATCCAATGCTTCGCCCGGATCGGCACCGGCACCAAGTCGCTCAACGTCCTGTCGGATCAGCTCGAAGCGCACTTTGCCTATTGGTCATCTGGCGACCTTGAGTTTGACGCGGCAAGCCAGGTCGCGGCCGGCGAGTTCGAAGGCTTCTATCAGATCAACGTGAACATCCGGTTCCGCGCCGGCTGACCCAGAAACACCAATCCCACCCGCCATTGAGCGGGTTTTTTTATGCCCACACAAAGGTGGAAAATATGAGTTCCGGCGCCAAAGTTGTAAGTCACATCATTGCCGAGGTCACCCCCGGCGTTACCCCTGCCGGTACGTGGGACACCCTGCGGCTTACCGGCAACTCGCTGACGCCGACGGTAAACACCGCAGTGTCCGACGAGATCACCGATTCCCGTGTCAGTCAGGGCTCGGTCGCAACCTCGATCGATATCGGCGGAGACCTGGCTGCCGAGTTCAGTTACGGCTCGTTCGACAAGCTGCTCGAAGCGGCTTTCTACGGCACTTGGACCGGTGACGTGCTGACCGTGGGCGATACGCGCCACACCTTCAGCATCGCCAAGGGTTATACCGATGTCGGCGTCTACTCCCTGTTCAAGGGCGCACACGTCAGTACCTTTGCACTCGACATCCCGTCCGACGGCAAGGTCACCGCAACCTTCAACATGGCCTGCCTCGACTACACCGACAGCGCAGTGTCGACCATCGTTGCGCCAAATCCGCCGACATCCACCCCGTTCCTGTCGAACAACAGCGTCGGCACCATCCTCGTCGATGGCGTCTCGCTGGAAGGCACGGCCTGCGTCTCGGCCATGACCATCAACCTGGACAACAGCCTGCAAGCTCAGCGCTGCATTGGCACTGACAAGCTTGGGCCTGGCGCGCAGATCGCTACCGAGGCGGCCATCACTGGCACCATCACGCTGGCCTGGTCTGCCGCTTCCTGGGCGATCTGGAAGAACACCTTCACCCGTGTTCCGGTCTCCGTCGAGTTCCCGATCACCGACGCCTTGGGCAACTCGTACACCTTCGACTTCCCGGCTGTGGAAGTGGATGGCGAGCTGCCGAGCGCCGGCAAGCGCGATCTGGTCGAGGTCACCCTGAACTACACCGTCGCGAAACTGGCACCGACCATCACGCGACTGGCTGCGATTTAACCCGGCAACCCCCTGATCCAACCTTTCGACTGCTCCGGCGCTAACGCCTGCCGGGGCGGTCTTTTTATGGCGTGGCGTGGAGAATCATCATGGCTTTGCAAATGAGCAAGAAAGCGCAGGCAGTTGCCGGCGCCAAGTGGGTCGACTTCGACGCAGACACCAAAGTGCTGCTGGCCGGCACCGACAATATTGAATACCGCGTTGCCCTGGAGCGTTATCAGCGCCGGGTTGCGCGTAACGACGCCAAGTTCGGCGAGGGCTCCGTAGGTGTTGTGACTGGCGAAGTCACCGACCTGCAGAACCACGCGATGCTGCTGGGTCAATACATCGTAAAAGACTGGAAAGGCGTTCTGGACGAGGAAGGCAATGAGTTGGCCTATTCGCCGGACGCTGCCTCCCAGCTGATCGAGGGCAATGTCGAGTTCCTGCTGTTCGCCCTGCGCGGCGGTGCTGCCGTGGCTGCTGAGGCCGAAGAGGAACTGGCCGACACAGTGGGAAAGCAATCGCCCGATTCGAATGGGAAAAAGATTGGTCGGGCGGCGAAAAGCGGCACCTCATCTTCAAAAGCCTGAAGCTGACTGTTCCTGACGAGCCGCCGACCGACTCCCTGACGAGCTACTTGCTGAATTTGTTCAGCAATGTGTGTCGCGGTCGCCGGTTCCTCTCGACGATGGCTGGAGCATTCCCGCTCCCGCTGTCAGCCAGGGAGGTTTCGGATTGGCTTGAGGCTCACCCCTCGCCATTGCCGCGCCGTCACGTAGACGAGGTCGTGTTCGCTCTGGACGCGATCTGTCTGGAGGACGCAAAGGACTGATAAGGGCCTGTCGCACTCCCTGCCGATAATGGTAGATTGCTACCATCTAATCGGAGGGAATCGAACCATGCGTCGGCCACTCATCACAATGCTCATCCTTGCCAGTCTTGGCGGCTGTGCGGTCGCGCCTCAAGGTCCGGTCGAGCAGCCGCCACCCATTGATCCGCCTGCCACCTGCACAAGCGCGCCGCAGTGTGACGCCATGTGGACAGAGGCACTCATTCAGGTGCAGCAGCTCAGCGGCATGCGGATTCAACTCGCCACGGACACATTCGCACAGACCTACCGAGCAAACCGGTCGGGACGGCTGACGGCGACCATCAAGCGAGTGCCGAGACCGCAAGGCGGCACGTCCTTTGACGCCGAGTTCAGTTGCGTGCGCTGCGGGACGCTCCCGTACAAGGCCGCGAACCTGTTCAGTGCGAACCTGAAAGCCGTCGGGGAGCGTTACGCGAAGTAACCCGGCACATATTCGATAAGCCCGCTTCGGCGGGTTTTTTATTGCCCCGATACCAGCCATTGAGCTGGTTTTTTTACGCCTGGAGATACCTCAATGGCTCAGACATCCCGCCTGGTTCTGGAGATTGACAGCCGGGACGCCGAGCAGAAAGCGGCAGACGTGCGCAAGGCGCTGGGGGCGCTGGAAGACGCAGGGCTCAAGGTCAAGCCGGCGATGGATAAGGCCGGCGCTGGCCTTGATGGTCTGTCTACCAGTTCCGAAAAGGCAAAGAAGTCCGTCCACGAGCAGCGCGACGAGATCGAAGCACTGCTCGGCAGCATCAACCCGCTGACGCGCAAGCTGAACGAGCTTGAGAAGCAGGAACTGGCGCTCGCCAAAGCGCACAAGTCGGGCAAGATCGAGACCGATACCTACAAGGAATATCAGGCTTCCATCGATCACACCCGCGGTGCCCTGACCGGAATGGGCGCCGACATGGGCAAGGCCGGCATGTCCGCCAAGCAAATGGCGAACAACCTCCGCGGCGTTCCGGCTCAGTTCACCGACATTGCTGTTTCGCTCCAGAGTGGGCAGGCCCCGCTTACGGTGCTACTGCAACAGGGTGGGCAGCTGAAGGATATGTTCGGCGGCATCGGGCCGGCAGCCAAGGCGCTCGGCGGATACGTCGCTGGCTTGATCACTCCTTTCACTATTGCAGCATCAGCCTTCGCCGCGCTTGGATTCGCCGCCTATAAAGGCTACGAGCAGGCCGAGCAGTATCGCAAGGCTCTGACACTGACCGGGCAGGCCGCCGGCAAGACCTCTGACGATCTCATCGGCCTTTCTGTGGCCTTGGCCGGCGGCCGCAACTTCGCCGAAGCCAGCAGTGCTGTGCTTGTCTTGGCAGGCAGTGGCCGGGTAACCGGTGAGGTTTTCACTGAGGTCGCTCGGGCAGCAACTGAATTGGCCGTGGCCACCGGCAAAAGCGCGGCCGACATCGCTGACCAACTGTCCAGCACCAAGGGCAGCGTCACCGACATGGCCGCCGAATACAGCGACAAGTATGGCGTGATCACCCTGGCCACCTTCGAGCAGATTCGCGCGCTTGAGCAGCAAGGCGATCGGATGGGCGCCGTGAAGCTCCTGTCTACCGCACTGGCTGACGAGATGAATGCCCGCAACAAGGAGATGCAGGAAAGCACCCGGGGGCTCGCGAAGGCCTGGGACGGCGTTAAGTCGAGCATTTCCTCGACGTGGGCCGAACTGAAGGCTGGGCTGTCTGCCAGTCCTGAGATGTTCAAGCTCCAGCACCTGCAATCGCAGTTGCAGGAAGCTCAAAAGATTGGCGACAAGGCCCTGATCAATGGCCTGACGGAGCAAGTGGCTCTCGCTCAGTCGGCAGTGGACGCCCAAACACAAAAGACCGAGGCGGTATCGGCGGAGATCCAAGAGCGCAAGCAGTCCATCACGGACGAGAAGAAATGGAGCGAGGACGGTCAGAAATACCGCTCAAACCAAGCAAAGATGGAAAAGGAAATAGCTGACGCAAGAAGGCTGGGCCTGAGCGCCAAAGCCTCCGAGGCTGAGATCGAGGACCGAATCGGAAAGATCCGCGCCGATTACGCCAAGAAGGACCCGAAGGTCGCGGCGCCAAAAGCCTACGCCGAAGACGCGGGCATGAAGACGCTCGATCAGGCTCGTCAACAGTTCGCCGTCCTCCAGCAGCAGAACGCCTTGATCGGCGCCCAGAAGGGGGATGTCGAAAAGCTCGGCACATCCGGCCAGGCCCTGGTGAAGTGGGAGCAGCAGCTCGCCGACATCAAAGGCAAGCAGACGCTGACCGCTGACCAGAAGTCGCTGGTCGCCAATCAGGAATTGATCACCGCCCAACTCAAGCGCAATGCCGGGCTTGAGAAGGAAATCGAACTGCGCAAAACGGCGACCGAGGAAATCTCGAAGCTGTCGGCGTTCCAGGCCAACCAGAGCAGCCGCCTTTCTACTGCTCAGGACGGCCTGAACTCCAGCATCGAAGGTATCGGCCTGGGCTCCAAGGCTCGCGACCGGCTCAAGCAGGACCTGGCCATCCAAAAGGACTATGCCCGCCAGTCGGCCGACCTGCTCGAGCAGCGCAACACGGACCGGATCAGTCCCGACCTCTACGCCAAAGAAAACGCCGTCGTCCAGGAAGGCCTTGCGTCTCGCCTGGCTATGCAGCAGGACTATTACAACCAGCAGGACGCCGCTCAGAACGATTGGCTCGCCGGGGCTTCTACCGCCTGGCAGAACTACTTCGAGATCGCGACCGACTACAACCAGCAGACACAGGACGCCACGGCAAACCTGCTTGGCGACACCACGTCGTCGCTGTCGAGTCAGATCCAGGGGCTGGTCAAAGGGACCGTCGAGGTTGGCGATGCCTTCCGTAACCTGGGCTTGACCATGGCGAGCTCGGTTCTCGGAGCGCTTTCGGACATCACGGCTCAGTTCTTGGTGACACAAGCCCTGAAAATGGCCGGCATCACTGCGGAGACGACCGCTGTAGTGGCGTCTGAGGGCGTGAAGACTTCCGCCAAGGTTGCTGGCGATGCTATCGGGGTCGGGTCAACCCTTGCGGCGCTCGCGACAACCACTGCCGCCACTGTTACTGCGGCGGCTACGACCATGGCGTCTTGGCTGCCCGCCGCGCTGGTGGCTTCCATTGGTACGTTCGGTGCGGCCGCAGTCGTGGGCGGCGCCGGCCTATTGGCAGCCTTCGCGCTGATCAAGGGCTTCAGTGATGGCGGATACACCGGTGCGGGCGGCGTTAACGAACCGGCCGGCATGGTGCACAAAGGCGAAGTTGTCTGGAGCCAGGCTGACATTCGTCGTTCCGGCGGCGTGTCGGCGGTTGAGGCGATGCGCAAGGGTAACGTGTCGCCCGTGGCTGGCTCTGCTGCTGGCTCAAGCCCTGGTGCGGCGACGAATGATTCGAGCGCCAAGGCAGGCGGCGGACAATACAGCATGACGTTCTATGTTGACGCCAGCGAAGGCGCCCTGCCGGACCCGGCTAAATTAGCCAAGGCCATCGAGGTCGTGACGAGACAGGTAATTGCCAGCGAGCGCCGTAACGGCGGAATGCTGAGCTAAGGAGAAATCATGCTGGCATTCACATGGCGCGCAACATATGGCGCCTCCAAGGCGGTTGCCCCGACGGTCAAGCCGATTAAGTTCGGCGATGGATACGAGCAGCGACAGGGAAATGGGATCAACCAACAGCCGCGCAAGTACTCGCTGGCGTTCAATCGGGTGAAGGCAGAAATCGACGTCATTGATGACTTTCTCAAGGCTCGAGGCGCAATCGAAGCCTTCAGCTACACGCACCCCGGCCAATCTGCCGGGGTTTTTGTTTGTCGAGAGTGGGCGCGAACGGATGTGGCGTACAACTTCGACAGCCTGTCCGCGACCTTTGAGGAGGTTTACGAATGAGTGAACTACAAGGTCAGCTCTCGCTCGCGAAAGGCCTGACGATCTGGGAGGGTTTCGAGCTGGTTCTGCCTGATCAGACGATCCGCTTCCATTCAGGCACCAATGAAAACTTGGGATCGGTCATCTGGCAGGGCAATACCTACACCCCTTGGCCGCTAAATGGCACCGAGTTTGGCACGCCAGGGAGCGGATCTCCGGCCAGGCCGAAACTGCAGGTCGGCAACTTCGGCAGTACGATCTCGGCGCTGTGCCGGCAGTACGAAGACCTGCTTGGCGCAAAGCTCAAGCGTCAGCGCACACTGGTCAAGTACCTGGACGCAGCGAACTTTTCGGACGGCAATCCAACGGCAAACCCAAACGAGCATTACCCGATAGAGACTTGGATCGTCACGCGCAAGGTCAACGAAGTGCCTACTACCGTCGAGTTCGAGCTTGGATCGCCGCTCGACTTGCAAGGCGTCAAGCTACCGCGGCGCCAGGTGGTTGCCGGCACATGCCTGTGGGCTTACCGCTCGGGCGAGTGCGGCTACGCCGGCGGTCCCGTGGCAACTTATGCCAACGTGCTGACCAGCGACCCTGCGCAGGACCAGTGCAGTCGCACCATGATTGGCTGCAAGATGCGCTTTGGCGCAAATGGTGAGCTTCCTTTCGGCGGCTTCCCGGGCATTGCCCGCGTACCGAGGTTGTGACCATGAGTGCAGTATTCAATAAGTGCCGGGCTGACGCCGAGGCGCACGCCCTTGCCGAGTACCCGCGCGAAGCCGTTGGCCTGGTCGTCAGCGTGCGTGGCAAACCGTCCTACGTGCCGTGCCGCAATCAATCTGAAGAGCCGGATCACTTTATCCTGCATCCGGAGGACTACGCGGCCGCCGAGGATATGGGCGATATCATCACCGTCGTGCACTCGCATCCTGACGCCGGGCCCGAGCCAAGCCTGCACGACGTCGCCAGCCACGCCGCCAGTCGCATGACCTGGTGGATTGTCGGGCTGAAGGATGGCGCTGCAACCTGGCATGAGATGCCGGCCGCCGGCGAACTACCGCTGGAAGGCCGTGTGTTCGTCCACGGTGTCATCGACTGCTACACCTTGGTGCGAGATTACTACCGGCAAGAGCTCGGTATCACTTTGCCGGACTTCCATCGCAAGGACGACTGGTGGCGCAACGGCGACAGCCTATACGTCGATAATTTCGCCAATGCCGGATTTGTCGAGACTGACACCTTGAGCAATGGCGACGTGATCCTGATGGCCATTGGCAGCCAGACACCCTGTCATGGTGCGATCTGGCTAGACGGCGACGTCCTGCTGCATCACCTGTATGGCCGACTGAGCTGTCGCGAGGTTTACGGCGCAGCGTATCGCGAGCGCACGACGCATTTCCTGCGCTACAGGGGGTAGCCCACCGCAACCTAACAATGCCGCCTCATGGCGGCTTTTTAATGCTTGGAGAAAAGTATGAGCCCTGCCAACAAACCGCCCATGACCACTATTTTGCTGTCCGGCAGCCTGGCTCAAGCCTTCGGTCGCAAGCACCTTCGCCAGCTCGATAGCGGTACGACCAATGAGGCGTTCAGTGCGCTGAAGCACACCGTTCCCGGCTTCGAGGACTTCATTCGTAATTCTGCTCGCAGCGGCCTGCGCTTCGTTATTTTCCGCAATCGCGAAAATGTCGGGGAAGACGAACTCAGTCTTAGCGGAACCACCGAGATCCGCATCGTCCCGGTCATCGCCGGCAGTAAGGGTATCGGCAGCATGTTCCGGAAGGTCTTTGATGTCGCAGGGATAGTCATAGGTGCGGTTTTTGGTGGTGTCATGAAGATGCTGTCACCCGTACCGAATACGCCAAGCCAGCAAGAACAGGCCAGTACCGAGAATAAGCCGAGCTACCTGTTCAATGGCGCTTTCAACTCAACCCAGCAAGGCCTGCCGGTCCCGGTTATCTACGGGCAGATGCTGGTCGGCTCCAGCGTTATCGCAGTCGGTACCTGGACGGAGGCTATCCCTGCATGAGCGAAGTAATTATCGGCAGGAAGGGCGGCGGGAGCGGGAAGAGCGGAGGCAGCAGCAGTGGTTCCGTGCGCGCCGCCGTAGAGGCTCCGGACAGCCTACGTTCGCGTCAGCATGTGCGGGTGCTGCATGCAATCTGCGAGGGCGAGATAGAAGGAATCGTCGGCGGCGATCAGGGCATCTTCTTCGACGATGTACCGCTGCAGAACTCCGACGGCAGCTACAACTTTTCCAGCGTCAGCATCGATACGCGAACTGGCACCCAGTGGCAGGGCTATATGCCGATCACCGGGCTTGAGGCTGAGCAGTCCGTTGGCGTCGAGATGAAAGGATGGATTCCCATCGAGCGCGCTATCACCGATACCGATGCTGACGCGGTTCGCGTGACCATTGCCGTTCCGCAGCTGTTCTCGCAGAGCACGCAAAACGGCGACACAGGCGGCTCTTCGGCGCTGTTTCGCCTGGAGGCCAAGCTTGGCAGTGGCGCGTGGTATCAGATGTGCGAAGACATTTTGATCAATGGCAAAACCATGAGTCGCACGCAGTTTTCGTACTATCTGCGTTTGCCGGTATCTGGCGGCCTGCCGCGCTATATCCGGGCAACCCGAATGGGGGGCGATTCGACCAGCTCTACGGTCCAGAACCGAACGTTTTTCGATTCGTTTACGCTCCTGTGGGATGAAAAACTGCGCTATCCAAATACCGCGCTGTGTGGCGCCAGCATTGATGCTCAGCAGTTCGCCAGCATTCCGCGCATGTCCTTCATGGTGCGCGGCCTTAAGGTTCTGGTTCCAAGCAACTACAACCCAGCAACGCGCACGTACAGCGGATCATGGAGCGGTTCATTCATTCGCGCATGGACCGATAATCCAGCTTGGGTCTGGTACGACATGCTGACCAACACCCGTTATGGGCTAGGTGGCTTGCTCGACACGGCGCTGGTCGATAAGTGGTCGCTGTACAACATCGCCCAGTATTGCGATGCGATGGTTCCAAACGGTTACGGCGGCTGGGAGCCGCGCTTTACCTGCAACCTCGCGCTGACCACTCAGCAGGACGCATGGAAGCTCGTTAACGATATGGTCTCGGTGTTTCGCGCTATTTGCTTTTGGGCGGGTGGCGCGTTGACCGCCGTGCAGGACGCGCCGCGCTCCAGTCGATACCTGTTCAACAACTCAAGCGTGGTCGGTGGCGACTTTAGCTATCAATCGGTCGCATCGGATCAGCGCTATAACGTCGCTGCTGTCACCTGGAACGACCCGCTACAGCAATACAAACAGTCGGTCGAAGTGGTTGAGCGACCGGAACTGATCGCGAAATGGAACAGGATTCAGCAGAGCGACGTTGTGGCCATTGGCTGCACGTCCCGCGGGCAGGCTCGTCGCCTGGGTCGCTGGCTGCTGTACGCCGAATCCGAGGCCGTAACCTTCGCCGTCGGCGCAGACGGCGCGCTACCGCTGCCGGGCGACATCATTGATATTGCTGACGCCAATCGGGCCGGTGCTCGCAATGGCGGTCGACTGCTGGCTGGTAGTACAGCGTCTGCCTTGCTGCTGGATGCTCCAATCGGCCTGGCCGGAACGGGTGTTGTCGGCGTGGTCATGGCTGATGGCAGCTATGCGAGTGCAGCCGTTACTGTCGGCGCCGGGGCGACATCGATCACTATATCCCCGCCGCTTGCGACAGCTCCACTGGCTACGGCGCCGTGGGTGTTCTCAACAGCTGCACTGGAAACGCAGAAGTTCCGCGTCGTCGGCATCAGCGAGGGTAATGACGGCACCTATGCAATCAGCGCTGTAGCGTTCGATCCGGACAAGTTCAACGAGGTCGAGTACGGTACGCCGGACGTCGACAACCCAACCAGCATCATCAACATATCCAAGCCAGATGCAGTTGGTCAGCTGACATTCTTCGAATCGCTCTATGACACCGGCACCGGTCTGGCTGCCGCGCGACTAACAGTCAGCTGGACTCAGCCGGCGCGAGCGATGCGCTATCAGGTCGAGGTAATGAAGCCGGGAGGGAACTGGGAGTATGTCGGCGAAGTGTCGACGCCCAGCATCGACTTCGATTCTGCATCCTCGGGCTTGTGGTCGGTTCGCGTGACGTCTAAGTCAGTGCTCGGCCTCTCCGGCAATGCATCGATCCAGACCTATACCGCTCAGGCGTTGCTGGCGCCACCGACGGCGCTAGTCGGCCTGCGGCTGGATGTCATCAACAGCGTGGCCACTCTGGCCTGGGACCCGGCGCCGGAACTGGACGTCAAACTCGGCGGCAGCATCAACATCCGCCATTCGCGCAGCACGTCGGCAAACTGGGACACGGCACTGCCGCTCACGGAGGTGGCCGGCCGGTCTACATCAGCGGTCGTGTCGTTGCTGCCCGGCAAATACCTGGCGCGCGCGGTCGACTCTTCGGGCGTCGGCGGGCCGATCACGGAAGTCTGGTCGGACGCCCAGGTACCTCTGCCTGAAAACGTCGTGCTGACCGTCACAGAATCACCAGCATTCTCAGGGATTGCTGTGAATGCAGCGGTTTCGGATGGCGTACTGAAGATGTCGGCGCTCGGCCTGTTCGATGACATTCCCGATCTTGATTCGTGGCTTGGGGAAATCGACAAGTACGGCGGTTCGCACCTGACGATGACCTACAGCTTCGCCGCGCCCTCCGACCTCGGCCACGTCTACGACTGCCGCCTGACCGCGAATGTCGAGGCGGTGCTGTACGACGACGGTAGCTACATCGACACGATCGCCGACTTCGATTCGATGATCAGCATCGACGGCGATCCGCCGGTCGGCGCCTCACTGTCGCTGTGGGTGCGCACGTCTGATGTGCTGCCGGCTGTTTGGTCCGCCTGGAAGCCGTTTGTTGTCGGCGACTACCGCGCCCGCGTCTTCGACTTCCAGCTTCGAGGGGAGGTCCTGCTGGCGACGAACTGGATCGACGTCTCGACCTTGGAAGTCACGATCGACATGCCGGACAGGATCGAAAGCGGGAACGACATTTTGGTTCCGGTTAGCGGCCTCGTAGTCACCTACTCACCACCGTTCAAAGCCTCGCCGGCCGTCAGCCTTACCGCGCAGAGCCTTGCGGCCGGCGATTGGCCGGACGTATCAGCTAAAACCGCCACCGGCTTCACAGTCTTCATCCGCAATTCCAGTGGCGTCGCCCAATCGGGCCGCTCGATTGACTACATCTCAAAGGGATACTGACTTATGTCGCAACACGATATGACCGTGGATAACGGGGCGGGCCTGGCTGTCCGTGCCGATATCAACCTCGCCTTGAAGGCGCTCGCCTCGCAAAGTAGCGGCGCGATTGCCCCAAGCCCCACATTCCCCTGCCAGTTATGGGGCGACACTGGGACTGGTAGGCTGAGGCAGCGCGACAGCGCGAATACGCTTTGGATTGACTTGGGGCCGCTAGATTCCGCTAGGCCAGCCCCTGGCAGCTTGCTCAATGTTCGAGTGTTCAGTACGGCCGGAACCTTCACCTACACCGAGACGTCCGGCACCAAAAAGGTAGCTGTTGAAGTTCAGGCCGCAGGTGGTGCGGGCGCTGGCTCGCCAGCTACTGCTGCTGGTCAGGCAGCTATCGGGTCCGGCGGTGGTGCGGGGGCTTATGCCAAGAGCTTGTTTACGACCGGGTTTTCAGGCGTCACCGTCACCGTCGGCGCTGGCGGTACGGGCGTATCTGGTCTGGCGGGCAACAATGGTGGACCGTCGTCATTTGGCGCGCTGGTCAGCTGCCCGGGGGGGCGAGGCGGTACTGCTGCCGGTCCATCAGCCGGCTTATTCTTTTCGTATGCCACCAGCAGTACCGCCCCGAGCGGTGGCAACATACAGAGCAATATCGGGCAAGGGTCTGATCTGGCTATCGTTTTCAGTGCAAGTAGCATGGTATTTGGTCGGGCCGGGCAGTCGTTGTTCGGTGCTGGTGCTCCAGCAGGCGGGGCCGGTCTTGCGGGAGTCGCGGCCACTTCGCCAGGCTCAGGCGGCGGCGGTACTGCATTGACACCAAGCCTCGCGGCGCTGACCGGAGGCGCTGGCGCTCCTGGAATCGTTATTGTATGGGAGTACGCATAATGAAAACCTATGCAAATATCGCAGATGGCGTCGTGCAATACCTGCTGCCTACGGATAAGGACATTACCGAGATGTTCCATCCAGACATGATCTGGGTGGATGTGACGGACGCCATTCCGCCTATAGCGTTCGGGTGGACTGCCGTTGAAATCGATGGGGTTTGGAGCTTCGCCGCGCCAATTCCACCTGTGCTTACAGACGCAGAGCTGAAAGCCGCCGCATTATCGCAGCGTGATGCCCTGTTGAGCCAGGCCAACGAAGTCACCGCTGGCATGGCAGATGCCTTTCTGGCGGATCTTCTCAGTAATGACGATAAAGCCATGTTCAAGGCCTATGCCGCGTACAAACTGGCCTTGAACAAGATCGAGCAGCAACCCGGTTATCCGTCTGCCATCATCTGGCCGATTTCACCATAACCGAACTTCGATGACTTTCGCCCATTACAAAGGAACCAAGTCTGGCTTGGAGTTTGTAGTGGGCATCTGTTTTGAATGTGCGAATTTGCGCACTATATATCGCCTTGTTGGTATTTCTATGCAGTGATAGATAACCATGGAAATGGCCAAACTTACAAAAGCCACTATCGCGAATCTGTAGGATGAATCCATATCAGCAAAAATGCTGGTGTTGTCGCCGTACCAGCGAATTACGATCTGATGAACAAGGTAGAATGCAAAGCTTACCTCTCCCAGATAAACCAGAGCTCTACGGCTTAGCAGCCATGCAATATGCCCCTTTGAATAGGCCATCACTAAAATGAGAGCGGCATAAGCTGGGGCTGGCCCCATGTGTTGAACAAATTCTCTGAGCGCCTCAGGCGCCTGCTTTGTTATATCCGATGATGCATAGTAGTTTGCGAATAGAGCGAGTCCTATCGTGCCGATTTCCAGCAGAGTCCAGAGCGTTGCGCTTAATCTCGGGTCGCGGGCTTTGCTCGTGGCAAAAGCGCCAATGAGCATTCCCGTAGTGAACGCCCATAGCCCAGCAATGGGGGACAGCGAGCCAAGCCATACGGGGTCTATGCCAGGGAAAAAGATCGGAACGGCTAGCATTGTCGAGAGAATTAAAGTGGCGATGATGGTTGTTACCATAAGCGGTCTTAACGAGATGAAATAAAACAATACAGGGAATGCTGCATAGAAGAACATCTCGACAGAGATCGACCACGACACACTGTTGTAGCTACTCCATATTTCCCGCTGCGGAAACCACCCCTGCACCAATAGTGTATTGAGCGCAAGGTTCCGTACTGATTCGGAAGACTTAAAGTAATCTAAGCTCCAAGGCCAAAATACCGCAAACAGCAAAATGATGGTTGCCATATGCGCCGGCCATATGCGCGCTATGCGGGAAATAAAGAACTGCTTATACGACCTGCTGCGAGAACCCGCAATGACGAGTATGAAGCCAGATAAAACGAAAAAGAAGGGAACTGCACCGTCCGGACGGAATGGCTGGAAAAACTCTTTTGGTAAAAAGTACCCAACGCAGTGCCAGAGGAAAATGCTGGCCGCAGCAAAAACCCTCAGGCCAGTTAACGCCGATATTTTGGCGGGCTGTGAAGCTTTCATTTGTGTGTGTCTTCCCTGAGGAACTCTGTGTGCCCGGCAATTTACTAGAGCGCCGTCTCATTTGCACCTCGTAATCAACAATCAGCTTGCCACGGTGTGGCGGCTTTCTATGTCAGGAGAACAGTAAATGTCCGTCACCGCGCAGCAACTGCTGCAGATCCTCCCGAACGCCGGCAAGCAAGCCGGCGTTTTTGCGTCTGCGCTGAATCTGGCCATGGAGCGGTTCCAGATCAACACGCGACTGCGCATGGCGGCCTTCATTGCCCAGGTCGGCCATGAGTCCGGCCAGTTCCGCTATGTGCGCGAGCTGGGAGGCGACCAGTACCTTAGCAAGTACGACACCGGGACGCTGGCTGCGCGCCTGGGTAATACGCCAGAAGCGGACGGCGACGGCCAGAAGTACCGCGGCCGCGGCCTGATCCAGATCACCGGTCGCGACAACTACCTCGCATGCAGCAAGGCCCTGTTCGGCGATGACCGTCTGCTGCGAACTCCTGAGACGCTGGAGCTGGCCGAGTGGGCGTGCAAGTCGGCGGCCTGGTTCTGGAATTCTCGCAACTTGAACGCGCTGGCTGACAAGGGTGACTTCCAAGGGATCACAAAGCGCATCAATGGCGGGTACAACGGCCTGGCAGAGCGCGAGACCTTCTATAAGGCTGCGCTGAAAGTTCTGGCCTGATCGCTACCCCGCTCAATCCGCGCCACGTTTTGCGATTCGTCGTTTTGTGGCGCTTGATCCGTACTCATCGACTTCTCCCCTCCATAACGATATCGGACATGCGGCCCGGGCGCGGGATCACTTTGTAGACTTCGGTCCCGCGCGGATCTGCTGCAAGCCCTTCGAGGACTGCCGCAACATATTTGCGCTGAAGACTCACGGTTTCGCCACGCTCGAGCATGGCGCGTATTTCTGTGATAGTTGCCATTGCTCTACGCCTCCGGTTCTTCAAGGTTCTGCAGGCGAATGCTCTCCGCAACCATCCTGTGAAACTCCTGAACCACGCCTCGATCCTCCGGCCATTTTCCAGTAGATAGCCCGGCCTTTACCATCGAGTCTGTCGGAACCTGGTGCACCACCACGAATCCGCAAGCCCGTAGCTCTCTGAGCTGCTCCAGTGAAATGATATCCAGCACTCGCTTGCTCATGCTCATCCCCTTTCGATAATTTCCCATCCGGGGGATTTAAACCCCCGGTCGGTCGTTGTATTCCGTGGCCTGTAGCGGTGTGGTAGCTGAAAAGCTGCTGAAACCGCATTTGGGTGTGACCGATAGTCCCTTTCTAGTCACCCATTTTTTTCGGCAGGGACTTCAGCCAATTTCGCACCGATTGGTACTCGCCGTTCCGGAAGCTGCCGAAGGCGTAGATGAATGGCTCGCGGTGGTTGTGACCATCAATCGCCAGAAAGTCCTTGCAGCCCTGCTCGGTAAAACAGGCGGTCACGAACACGTCAACATCCTTGATCGCGTATCGCTCCCAGTGCTTCACGTCTCGCCCGCCATCATGCAGCGCCTCAAGTCGTGCCGCCGTTCGATCGTCTGCCGTCGATATGTTGACCGGGTCGTACCACTCGATGCGGTCATGGTCGTGCGTGTCGAGCGTGATCATGCCGCGCTTTTCCATCACGGCGAACATAGGCTGATCGGTGCAGCGGTTGTCTTGTGAGTTGATCAGTTCGCCAATCGACTCCAGTTCGGCCAGCTTCGCCTTGAGCTGGTCGCGCTCGCGCTTAGCTTGCTCCAACTCATACGCACCGCAAGAGGTGCACTCGCCGAAGTACTCGCCATCCGCGCGATGTAAGTGTCCAGATCCGTCACAGGTGTCGCATCCGTATTTTCGATACCGCTCGTTCTCGGCCTTGAGCTGTTCAGCCAAATGCCATGGAGTCCAGTAGCCATCGTCCATTGGTGTCGCCAGAGGCTGCTGCGGACCATTCCAGCGCAACCCATACCGTGGCAATCCCTCACCTTCAGGAGGGCGAGGCGGGAAGCCTGGCTGGATACCCTTGAGCTGGTCGATCTCCGCGAGCAGGGCGAGAACCGTTTCCGGGCCGGCGGCAGCAATGAACGCAGCGTTTGCCTTTGGCTCCCCCGGCTTCATCCAGTGGTCACCCGTCATCATTGCGATCTGGCTTTGCCCGCTGCCTCTGCTGTAGTTGAGGACTGGGCCCGCGCGAACTATGCCGCCGAGCGCAGACGGGTCGTCTACCCATTCACCCTGCGTTGCAGCCTCGGCCAGCGCCTTCAGCTTCACTTTGTCGACGGTCATTGCGCGATCTCCTTTTTCGGCGTAAAGCGCGACGGCGCCCAGTCGCACACTTCATCCTCGGGGATATGCCCGAACATCATCGTGCACCGCCGGCAGTGCGCGCAGTCAGCGCAGGTTTT